CAAGATATACGCGCATAGGTCTCGCAGTTCTTTTAACTGCGATCGTTCAAGGACATACGGCTTGCAGTCATCCACCCCACCCTGCACGCGATTCACGAACCAGCCGTGAATCGCGTTAGCCTTCCGCCAATAACCAGCGTCGTATTTAATGCCGCTGATCTCCAGCCCCACCGCGTCCAGCCCCTCGATTTCCACGCCGTGCTCGTCGTGGACGTGGGCGGTAGCTGTCAAATACATATCTAATCCCATGGCACTTTCTCCTCTATAAACCAGCCCCACCGCGGGGCCGGTTCATGAATCATACACCAAAATTCAAGACAGTACAACCCCAGCCCCACGGGGCACGGTTCCCGTGCCCCGAACCATGCAACACGGCGCACGCACCGCGCGCCAAGTTTCACGCACCAAGCGCCAGCGACCAGGGGGCAGGTTTCCCCCAACGAAAGCAACCGGCGAAAAAGTATCGAATCAACCGCAAAGCCCCGGGATTATGTACTTTTTAGGCAATAACCCCGGGCGGTTAAGCGATTAAGCCGTCAACAGCTCTAAAGCGCGGTTTTTAAGCGCGGAACCCGTGCCAAACCATGCACTTTCAAGGCGTGTATTTGTTGAGCGGCCCCGCTCATGGTCTACCAACTCGGTTACCGCATTAAGCGCGGCCCAACGCGTACCAGCAACCCCGGCGATATCCGAACCAATAGCCGCACCGCTGAATAATTCCATAATGCGTTTATATGCCCGGGTTTCTGTTATCTCAAGGCGCCCGGCGTGGTACGGCTTGAGCAATTCCGCAACAAAGCTATCCGCCTCGACTTTATCCATGGATTGATGCGCTAATTGCCGGGACGTGACAACGAACCGCTCGAACTGGCTCGCGACAATACCGAGCTGCTGCCGGACCGCGTCAGGATCGAACCGCTCGCTATGCAATACCCGAACCGATGATTTTAGATAGCCTTTATCGGTTTCGGCTTCCCCCTTAATCGGGGCGCCGTTAGCGTAACCGCCCACGGCGGCGGTTATGGTGTTATTGCATACCACGCGAATCGCGGTAAATTTCGCGATCGTGGCCATGGTTCCGTCGTATGACGTACCGAGCAAAATATAAGGCTTGACCAAATCATGATCAAGCACCGGGGCAGCATCCCCCACTTTTGCTAATGCCCAAACCCGGCGCCCGAAACTAAGGGCTCCCGCGGTTTCAAGCTCAAACCCGCCAATACGGGCCAACTGGCCGAAAAAATCCATTATTTCGGACGGCTGCACCACTTTATAACTGTCACTGACCACGGCTAAGGGGGCCCCGGTATCGCTGCGGTGTAGCACTTTCCGCTCGGGCCAGCGTTGGGGCTCTGATGCCGCGGGACTGTTATACATAACGGGCGATTCAAGCACGGTGTAATCTAACCCGGCTTCCCTTGTCCATGTTGGGATATCTTGACCGGGCGTCAGCGCTTGGCCTAATCCGTGCCATGGGGTTTTACCAACATACGCCATAGCGGCGCGGCCTGTGGTTTCATCAATCATGTGTGCCATTACTCTATCCTTTATAAAACCCGCTACGACGTGTAGCGGTGAATGAATTTTAGTCTAATATCCGATACGGTCCAATTGTAATTTTTAATCGGTTCCGGGTTTCCGATAGCCTAACTGTCGAACAGGGCCCACCCGATATAAAAAATAACGGCGACTAGCAAAATAAAAATCATACCGCGGCCCCCATATCGCCAACAACATGATGACGTAACAGCGAGCCGGGCGGCAGACTAGCCGCGAATCGCCGGACGGCTGCGGCGTCGTTTTCGGCGCCAGTTTCCCCGGCTTTTTTCCATTGGATCATTACCGGGCCTGACGTGCCATAGCACCCACCGCGCTCGGCCTTGCCCACTTTCTTTTTTTGCGCCCCATGCCCCACGAATACCACAACGTAACCCCTATCACCACGGGCGCACAGTGGCGAACCATTACCGCATTGTGTGCAAGTAAAAGATTCGGACAGTTCAGCGGGACAACGAACAAATTGCACCCCATGCACTACCCGGGGCCAGCTCTCGGCGGTATCGGCTGCAGCGGCCAGAACAGCGGGACGGCCTGACTCTACGGCCAGCACAGCATCCCCCACGGTGTCACAGCTCGCATTAATTACGGTTTTCCCGGGTTTCGGCATGGGCAAAGCCGCGGCGGGGAAGTGTGAATAAGTCCACGCTTTACCCCGACGGGGCACGCTATCTTCAACAGCGGACAAATACTCCGGGTCTATTTGCACGGTTCCGCACTTATTAGCGGGCATTAATGCACAGCTATTCGGGCAAGTTCCGAACGGGTCCGTTTTCCCGGCGCGATAAGTTACCGCTAAGGGCCCGGTTTTTTTGTTGCTAGATTGCACGACGGTTTTTAACATCTCGATATCCTTTCTTAGTGAAACGACAGTATAACCTAAAATTCCAACCCGGTCTTAGGTAAAACCCTAGTCCGTTTGATAACCCGTAGCCAAGTTTCCCCGGGAAAAGCCAGCCGGGGCAGCTCTTCCGGCTCGGGCTGATAAGCTCGGGCGGCTTTCAGGGTTGAAAACGTTTTTAGATCCACGCCTTCAAATATCACGGTGTATTTATAACGCGTGCGGCTCATAAGTCCTCCTCAGTTTCAGCAATAACGCCGGGGCACTCGCCTTCGGCCAGCTCGTCCAAAATATCGCAGGCCCGATACGTCTCGTATACGGTCGAGCCCCAATAAGGGCGGGAGTCCCGCTCTATGTGGCAATGCATACAGTCCGCGCAGGCTAACCCCTTATCCCATACCCGCGATATCGCGAAATAATCCGGTTCTTTTTTCATTTCGAAACCCCCATCAAGTCGTTGAATAAATGCGGGGCCAACTGCACGACGGCAGCGGCGAGATCATCATTACTTAATTGTGAATAGTCGTACGCCAACTGCTGGACGGCAAAAGCCCATAGGCTCTCAATATCCATACTATCGGCAACATCCAAAGCCAAACGGCTGATTAATTCATCGCGTGTCATCTATCTATCCTTTCTGAAATTGCGGAAACGCAAAGCAATATTAAACCAAGCCAACGGCCTGTCCAATGAATTTTTACTATCGACTGAGCACTTCCGATAGTTCGTTCCACGGCATCCCCCGGTTAGGCCACTCATACAGCGGCTGCAGCCGCAGGCCTTCAACAGCTAATTCCATGGCCTGATTACCAGAGTAAAGCCGGATTCGGTCCAAAGTAGCGCATTGGATCAAAACAAAGGTCGGTCTACCCTTCAAGCCGTGCCGGGTTAAAAAAGCGATCTGGTGGGGCCGCAGCTTCACCTGCTGCCCACGGGTCACAACCTTCAGCTCCACCGCTGCAAAGCGATCCCCAGCCCCAACAAACATATCCGAGACGCCAAGATTCACCCGGTTTTCTATCCGCTCTACGTCGCAGCCGTGTTCTTTCAGGCCTTCCCTAACCCGAGCAGAAAAACGCGCTTCAGGCGTCAGGGCCATCGTCGTTATCCCGCTCGAAAATATCCAAAGGCGGATCGGGAATGCCGGGGTCGAAAGCCGGATCTTTCTCCCGAGCGACTGAATCCAAAACAACCCCCGTTTCCGCATCAATTAATGCGGTCGGAGGTGGCCCATACAATTGTTTCAATTCATCCAGTTTCCGCTGCACTTCCTCTTTGCTCATGCTATCGATCGTGCCGTGTCGAATCTCTTTCCGCTCGACATATATAGTGCCCAGCGCTTGGCCGCGGCGATACTCGGCCTGAACGGCAGCAGCCCATGCCCCGTTTTCCATTGCCTTGTCGCGGATCAACTGCAAGTCCCGCATATGGCGTTCATAACTGGTGTTATATTTCGACGCCAGCTCCGCCCGGTACGCCTGAATAGCGGCTACAACATGCGGGTATTCTTTGGGGTTGGTCAGCTTCCACGCCATGACAGACGCACTGGTCTCTTTATACCCAGCGCGAATAGCCGCTTCTTTTAGGGTCACCCGGCCATCACCCGCCACATACTCCTGAACAAACTTCCACTCCTTTGCGTTCAGGACTTTTTGTTTGCGCAGCGGTTTGACTTCAGTTGCCAAACGGTTCTTCGCCTTGTCCGGGATTACCGGAGGGACGTTCCAAACATCACGCTTCGGCATTAGGCAGTCCGCCAAATACGCCAGCCGTTCTCAACTTTGCGCATAACAAAGGACCAATTAGGCTCTTGTCTCTTCACAAAGCGGATCGAAGCCACACGAGCGGAGTCGGCTTTCTTACGCTCTTGGATTAAAAAGCTATCGCCCGGGAGCATTTCAGCAAACGGGTACATCGAACGGTGACTAGGGATTACAACCCCAGATTCTACTTGTATCAAAACAACCCTCCTGTGTCGTGTGTTTCAGGGTAGTATACCTAGTGTAAAACAAGGTCTCAAGCAAAAACGAAAACCTATATAGGGCAGTCTGAGAAAAAAGAAAATTAAAACTAAAAAATTAAAATGCGACAACCCCCCAGAAAATTACGTTAAAAAAACAGACGTAATGTCAACGACTAGCTTGAAACCCGCATAAACACTCACTTATTACGGCATTACGTCTATTACGTCAAATCTCACAAAAAAAATATTTTTTTTATTTTCTCCAGAAATATTCCTATAGGTTTCCTCAAAAACACGCATTTATAAGGGTTAACCCCTATGTTTTTCGACACAAACTGGTTGACAACTGTAGATTCCGAACCTAAACTGTAACTTCTTTAACCAGTGAACACAAGAAAGGATAGTGTATGTTGATCCCTGAAGCGCGGTACACGGCAGACTTATTACTTAATTTGCCAGTGCAGGTCGAATACGGTCTCGATGGGAATGGTGATTCAAGAATTTTCAAGGTAACCGTGGTCCATGGTCCGGGGTCCTTGGATGTTACGTCGTTATTGTCGCAGGATGATTTTTTTGACTTATTTATTCAGATTGATGACTGGTACGATGAGCTATGATAAACCAGACTAAATTTTCAATCATGGGTAAAAATAGTATGTTTGATCCAAACAATCCGGATGATGGTGATTTCCGCGAGGAGTGTGCTCTGGGTGCGGGGATGTTGTTGGAGTACATTGCTGATGGTGAGCCGGGGGATTTAGAGGATCCTGTGGCGTTGGGGGCATTAATTGTAGCTGCAGCGGCGTTAGCGAAGATGCAGGCTATGGACTTGCATGAGTTATTGGGTGCGATGATGTCTGCGTATCGTGGTACGAACGTGATGACGGTTGATCGCGAGGATGATGACGAGGAGGGGGAAGATGATGACACGAGACACTAAGGATGATCCGATTGAGCCGAAGCCTGTTGGGGATTGGTGGGAGGTGGAGGATGAGTTTGATGGTTGGTCGGACGTTATTTTTTGGTTTGTTTCTTTTGTGGGTGCTATTTTTCTGGTGGCATTTATAGTGGGGGCTGTTGTTGGATTATTTGGGCTTTGATGATGGAAGCGTATGGTTATTGTTCGAGGACGGGGATTTGTTTTAATCCGTTTGGGGTGAAGCCGCGGTGGGTTCAGGAGAGGGCTGCTCGGATACGTCAGCGGATTATTTTGGAGCAAGCGCAGGAGGCTTTATTTTGAGAAAGAAGAGTAAATATCGGCCCAAGGGTGTCATTCTTGATGCGATGTCTTGGGTGAAGCAGGGTTTAGAGCCGGTGTCGGAGCAGGGTGATGCGTTGATTACTATGCGGTTGCGCAATCATTCGGCGCTGGAGGCGTTGACGACGGGTCGTGCGCAGCGTGAGGAGATTGATTTATTGATTGCGATGGTGAACATGACAGAGGCGTTGTATCGGATGGGCGTGGGCCGTGAATATAAGGACGAGGTTCGTGCTGGGTTGGAGGCGTTGCGTTCGGTTGGTCGGCGGTACATGGAGCTTGGTCGGTTTGTATTGAAGGGGGCGGAGATGGAAGCGCTCAATGTGGTGTTGGAGTTGCATGATGCGCAGTTGGAGGTCATCAACATCAAGCAGATGGAGCGTGCGTTGGAGATTGTGAAGGAGGAGATCCGCGGTAAGAGGGCCACGCCAATCGTGGAGAGTCCATGAGGGGCGGGAGTAGGCCTGCGCGGCGCGTGGATGCGTATTGATTTGCAAAGACGTGGCGTTTATTTGGTTCTGATCGGCAGTTAAATGCGCATGAGTTGGCTGATATCTTAGAGATATCTAAGCGCACGTCGTGGTTATGGTTGCGCACATTGCATGAGATGCGCTGCATACATATTGTTGGGTGGAAGAAGGACACGATTGGTCGCGATCAGACGCCGATATATGCTGGGGGTGATGGGTTTGACAAGCCGAAGAAGGTTCGCACGCCTGAGGACAGGAAGCGGAAGTATCTTGAGAAAAAACTACGATTGGAGGGGAAATGAACTATACAGAGCCGGAAATTGAGACGTTGAAGCGCTTGAAAGAGGAGCGTTCAAAATTGGAAACCAAGAAAATAGAGGATAGATTAATGGACAGAGAAATGTCGATAGCCTTGATCCGTGGTGCGGGGTTACTGCCGCCTGAGGAGGACAACTTAGATTGGGCGTCTACGAACTTTTGTCAATTGAACCAGTTGGTTTTGCTGGTACAGATGGTGGAAGCGGCGACGATTATGTCTTTGATGCAGGGGGTCAATGATTTAGCGGAGTTGGAACTTGCAGCGGAGGAGGTTGCGCAGGCGCAGCGAAAGGGTGTGAAATTATCATGATAGTCAAGAAGCAGGTATATAAAAAGATTTATTCACCAAAGCCGGGGACGGCTGCGCACAAGGTATTGGCGTTGTTGTTCCACGGCCAGATGGATGAGCGGTCGTTGTACGCGAAGACGCGTACGGCGGGGCAGAGTACAAATTTGTGGCATGCGAAGGTATTAGATCCGTTGTGTGGTGGGAATTGGGTTGAAGTAAACGCGTCGTTGTATGGTATGACGCCAATTGGTTTGACAATGTTAGAGACGCTGGAAGAGGTTAAGCCGCAGCTGGGGGGCTCGGACCCGCAGAAGGCGACAAAGATGCGTCGTTATTTGGAGGATGAGGATCCGTGGACGGGGGTTAGCATGTTGCCGGTGCGTCCCGGGTCGATGGATTTCTTGGATTGTCCGACGCGGGTTGGGAATAAGTTGATTTATAGGCCGGATGCTAAAAATGCAGAGTAAATACCCAAACCCCTTTACGCACCCCCCAAAGTTATATACACCACAGGAACTGAAAGAGCTGAACCGCAGCGTGACTAACAGTCGCAATGGCCGCTCGGGGGCGGAAAAGGTGCCGCGTAGGGGCAGCAGGCCGGTGAAGCCGAGTTAAGGGAGAAGAATACATGACAGAGCCAATCTTGATTGAAATCGAAAAACTTTTCAGCGACGACGTCATTCGCTCCTTAGTGATTCGTGACTTGGAAAGCATTTACAACTTCAACATGGGTTATCTAAAAAGATACCAAGAGAACGACACGTCGTTCATCGCCGTGTTTTCCACAGACCCCGTTGAAGACCAATTGCAGTTGGAGACTTTCACTCAGGCTCTAGCGGTTGTTTTGGAATACTACGGGGTAGAGGTATGAGACCCGATAGCCCATGCGTTGCGGTATGCACTACCCTGTACGACGAAATCTGCAAGGGTTGCGGCAGGACGTACGTCGAGGTGGCGAATTGGGTGTTTCTGACTGATGAGGAGCGCGAGGTCGTGTGGCAGCGTATCGATGCCGAAGCTACTGCTTGGCGCTACAACAAATATAAGGATAGGGCATGACTGAAGAAGAACGTGAATTAGATTTAGAGGTCGCTGATTTGCGGCACGAGAATCGAGTTCTTAAAGCACAGCTTGAGAACGCGGTAGAAGAGGCGCTGCATTTGCGGCATAAGATTGAGCACATTTATGCGTTGGCAGGGCTAGCGCTACAAGATAGGAGGGTGAAAGAACATGACGACAAAGACTCTTACTGACGGTTTCAACGGTACGAGTGCCGATGACTTTCAATTTGGTGGGACGCATTACAAGGACATGGCTATCCAGCCGTGGTCCGTGATGGAAGCTGTGTTGACCCATACCGAGTTTGTGGGGTACTTGAAAGGCAACATCATCAAATACAGCTTGCGCCAAGGCAAGAAAGATAGTCCGGACGCGGAGAAAGCCCGGCACTACATGCAAAAACTGAGTGAAACTAAGGAGGACTGGTAATGAAACTAGATACAGAACAAGTCGCAAAAGGGCTTTTTGACGAAATTATGGAAGTTTTGAAGAAATACAACGGCTCGCTGCTGACGCCAACGGTGATTGGCGTGATTGAAATGGTGAAAGCCGACTTAATTCTCGCCGTGGCAATGCCTGCGGATGATGAGGACGACGACGAGGAAGATGAGGACTAAGGTCCTTGGGGCGTGCTGCGGGCCGCTTTGAAATCGCAGCTTTTTTGTAATCTAAAGGAGAAACGAGATGGTAAAGAACATAATTGCTATGGCAATGGTCCTATTTGCTAACACGGCGGTGTTTGCAGCTTGCGCAACACACACATACACAGCCAATGGTAGGTATGTGACTTGCACGACATGCTGTTACGGTAACAATTGCAACACCAATTGTTATTAAAATACTTTGAACCAGTAAAAAGGGCCCGAGGGCCCTTTTTATTTTGCTGATCCCCAGTTGGGACCTACTTCTACGTCCACCCGGCTCGGAACGGCAAGCTCAACAGCATTGACCATCAGTTTGGACGCCTCCACCGCGTCGTCTTTATGGTCCACACTCAGAACAACCTCATCATGAACCTGCAGCAGAAGGCGATGGCCGCTCTTCCACAGCTCCAGCATAGCTTTCTTTGTCTGGTCGGCAGCAGAGCCTTGGATCAAACGGTTTAGGCCTTTGTAGGTGCCTGAGCGCTTGATTCGTTGTCCATACTCAATCACTGCTTGCTCCCGCGGCAGAGCCTTGTTGACGCCCCACTCAACGGGTTCCCATAGCGGGAATCGGCATTTGCGGCCCAAGAGGGTGCGGATTGCGCCTCCTGTTGCAGGGTGGTCGATACGATTCATGACCGCATTGACGGTACCTTTCAAAAAAGGCACATTTCGGTGGAACTGTTGAATTAGATCTGTAGCCTCTGTTATATCTAGGTCTAACTCATTGGCTAATTTGGCCTTACCCATGCCGTACATCAGACCTAATCCGATGGTTTTTGCTTGTTTTCGCTTAATTCCTGCCATATCGGCCACCATTTGGTGGAAATCAGTATCGGGATTACCCTGATA